CTAAGATACTCTCAAGTAATATCATACAAATTTATGAGACCAGGACCATTCCAAGGTGAATGGTGGCAAAATTTCGGCACATAAAAAGACCCCTTACGGGGTCGCGGGTGTTCCGATTGTAGAGTGTGCCGCACGAAAAGCACGGAATTATTTATGACTCGGTAGGAGTAACTACTTTTTTCTTACCGATATTATATTTTGCCTCTAGAGTCCACTCAGTCTTTTCCTTGTATGCAATAACCTTGATTTGATTGAGAGGAGACACATCTTCAATCGCCTCAGGTTTAACTACCGCAATCAGTTCCCAGTCAACCAGGAGTTGAGTAATACGATTACGACGCTGAACATCATTCAACGTGAGGTTAGCACGTTTACCATCAAGGGCAAACAGTTCTTTGAAATGGACAATATAGTATCGTCCCTGCTTATGAAGAATGTGGCAGGATTGATACAGTTTCTTTTCCTTGCGAGATGCAACACCGATTCTAGTCAGCGTTTCACGGACTTTAAGGAAATCATCAGGTTCGCTCAAAGTAACTTCCACCATATCATGTGGTTCCCAAGTTACTTCAATGTCAGTCGCTGTAGTCATTGTTTACCGCCTTTAGTCAATTTTTGTTTAATAGAATTCAGTTGTGCATCAGAAAGAATACTAAGAGCAGACTTAGCTTTCTCGTTACTATATCCATAGTAAGATTTCACTGCGTCCAAATCATCAATTTGTTCCTTCTTCAACCACGGAGAGAATCTCCGTTTTGGTCTGACAATATTTAGTAAAAATTCATATTGTAGTTTTTTAGACAGATGGTGATTGATATTCATTTCATTCGCCACCATGATTGTATCTATAAACCCAGAGAGGCAGCGGTTTACGATGAAAGGAGGATACTGATTTTTATTCTCATCACTCATGATATTTTGTTTCTCATGATTGATAGAATTCAACCAGTGTTTTAGTTCAGTCTTCGCCATCAATTTTAAAGTTGTACTCAAGGATAACGCGGTAGAAGAAATCATTCAAGGCATTCAGTTGTACCTTTTCATCTTCATCTTCAAAGTGCCAGTTCTCTAGACGATACTTTACTGATGTCAAAATCTGGCGACAGTCTTCAATATCAAGTTCTAGTTCAACGTATGGGATGTTATCTTCATTCATGGTTTTAAAGTATACCATTGATCATCATTAAATCCAGACATCATTCGACTATGGACATCCATTGCAATAGAGATTCTAACATCATCAGTGTTATTAGGAGGAACCCAGTGATAAACATTAGAAGAAAATAGCATTAATTCTCCTGGATTATTTTCATGTTTCTGTCCCTCGAACCATGTGCCGAGACCAGGGGGACCTCCAATAAAAAGATTCACACAAGTCCAATCTCTAGGAGCACTGAAAGAAACCATAGGATCGCGATGCTTATGTTTGGCAATTCCTTCTCCTTTACGAAAAGTATTTGCCCAACACTGAATAAAACCTTTACCACCAAAAACAATTCTTATTTTCGGAATAATAATTTTACCCACAACTTCATCATTCAACCAATTGAAGCACCAATCGCGACCAGTCAAAGAATCTTTTTGAGTTAATTTTTCCTTGCCGTTCGTGATACCTGGATTATCAAAACGATTCTCGCCAAGTGATTTTACATAATTTTCCTGCTTCAAAATTCTTTCGTAAATTATATTAGATTGTTCCGAACTCAGAAAATTAGGAATTTTAAGTAATTCAAAATCAGTCTTATTCATAATTAGTCAGTAGTAATTCAGCACGGTCTTTCTGTTCATTCATATAATCGCCTGTAGAGCGCATTGTATACGTCAGGTCATAACTACACGCCAACCAGTCTTGAAAGCGATCCTTGACCATCTGAGTGGAGTTATAGGAGATCATCTGACGAGCGATGTAGCGGTCGCAGTCAGCAGCAAACTGATCATGATCAAACCGCTTATGAAGATCTCCCTTCTTGCCATAGAGGTTATCTTTAATGTCATATGGAGGGTCATGATAGATAAAAGTACTTTTATCATCAGTAAGAAGTCCTTCATACGACCAGTTAGTAATCTTCCAGTTTCTAATTATTTGAGTGTATCCAGGGAGTTTACTAATTCCAAGCATCGAGAAATTGCTATCTGACGCTTGCTTGGAGAAGGAGCTGGACTCAGTGAGACCAGAAAAAGAGCACTTGTTAATAACGTAGAAAGCACAAGCGCGAAATAAAGGGGAAATGGAATAGTCATTGACAAGATCCTTTGCTTCTAAAAATAATCCTTTTGCTGATGCTTGGTCTGGATACCTAGACTTAAGTTCTTGCAGACGCTTGTACATCTTGTGCCCATCGTCCTGCAATACTCTCCAGAAATTATACAGTGGTTCATACAAATCGTTGACCCACACAGGAGTATTTGGATTCTCCTTACTGAATGCGATAGCAACGCTACCACCACCGAGGAATGTCTCACGATATTCTTTAATATCCTGAGGAAATCTTGGAAGAAGATATTTGGTGGCGCGAGATTTACCACCAGGATATCTAAGCGGCGTCTTGAGAGACTTCATAGTTTGGTTCATGATATTTAAGGTATTCCCAAAAGGTTAATTTCAGTTGCTTTACTGTCATACCACAATGGGCAGCAGCAGCGGGTAGGTTCATAGAAGCATAGAAGAGTGCTTCATGTGCTTCCTGTACGTTCTGAGGATTAGTCTTTACTTGCATCAAAGAATAAGTTTTTTCTTTTCGGGTGTAGCAATTGGCGAATACATTTGCTCATACTGACTAATAATTTGCTGGTCAGGTTCAGAGATATAAACTACAAACTTAGATTGCACTTCAATCTCGGTGACCTCCTTGCTCAGCATTGGAGACCATGCAACAAACGTCAGAGTTCCTTGGGAGGATGGAACACCAACAATAGCGTTCTTTACAGTAATAGTACTGTCAGTGCTATCTACCACTTCAGTAATCAGATCCTCTCCAGAGGACATACGAATCAGTTTTACATTCATTTAAATTGACACTCCATCATAATTTCGGTTAGACATGCCAGAAGATTGATCTCCTGGTCAGCAGCAAATGCCGCCTGATATTGGTATTTAGCAATCACCAGGACTGCCATAGGAATAGTGGAAGGGACAAGAACATCATACATTGCTTCGTAGATGCGATGGATAACCATGTTGAAATCATTATCCAGATTTGCCACAACCCACTTACGGACAACACCAAACTCTTTGTTCTTCAAAGCATCAGTGAGTCCTTTGAGATTAACATCTGTGATCTCGGCAAGAATACCAGTATCAATATTACCAGTATTACCATACTTCTGAAGTTGATTCAGTACACGACGCCAGTCAGGGAAGTGATTCTGAATCAGTTCCGCAACAACCTTAGGATCATACGCAACATTTTCACCCTCAAGTATAGTCCTGACACGGTTGAAAAATTGCCCCGCAATAGCTGCCTTTTCTTTTCCTTTGAATGCGAAATCAATGACTGAACATCGTGATTGGATGGGGTCAATGATTTTGTTTTTGTAGTTGCAGGTGAAGATGAATCGGCAGTTGCTATGATATGCCTCAATAGAACTCCGTAGGAGGAGTTGTACGTCGTTGCCTGTGTTATCTGCCTCATCAATGATGATGACCTTGTGCTTGCTTGCTTGAAGAGATACGGTCGTCGCAAAGTTTTTTGCTGTGTTGCGTACCGTGTCCAGAAATCGTCCTTCATCGGATCCATTAATTACAATGTAAGATAGGTTTAGTTCTTCACAAAGTGCCTTAGCGGCAGTGGTTTTACCTACACCAGGAGGACCAGCAAGCAGAAGGTTATTCAACTCACCAGCAGCAACCTGTTGCTTAAGATCACGTTTGATACTGTCAGGCAGAATACAATCGTCAATCTTACGAGGGCGGTATTTCTCCACCCACAGATACTGGTCATTCATAATGTAAAAAAGTTTCAGTTAGAATCGGGTTCAAGTGCAATCCAGTAGGTCAGAGGCATCTTCTCATGCTGGAAGCAACTAATCAGGCGCTTTGACATAGTGACCTTATAATCTCCTTTGAAGATTTTCAGGTTCTCGACCTTCATGTTGAGTACAAACTCATCATCAGTAACACCGACATTTACAGAGTAAGTATTTGAAGTATCGTTCTCCTTATCACGAACAACCACAGAAATCATCTCACCATCACCAACAACAGAAAGATCAGGGAGATTGTTGACTGCTGCCATACGAATCAGACGAGCACGATCTTCTTCAGTCAAAGTAAAACTCACATCAGCAGAAGGAATCTTAGGATTGTCGTCTGGTGCTTTCTTAATCAGACTTGGATCTGCAAAGAAATACTTCATGGAAGAACGACTATCAGTAATCTTCACATGATGCTCAGCACCAAACTGCATATCAGCACCAACCATCAATGACATATTACCGAGGAATTCACTCAGGTCATAGATGGCAAAGTCTTGAGGGAATGCCTCAGTAACATTTGCTTCCGCAAGAATGTTCTCTGCAACAGAGAAAGTGCGAAGTTTATGTCCTGCCTCCACAGCAATAGATTGATTAATCTGAGAGAAATTCTTCAGAATTTCAATTGTATCATTAGACAGTTTCATACTCATTGGGGATAATCACTTTTGTTGTTAAGGACGCCAGAAAAATGGCAAAGAAGAATACAATAATGAATTGCTTTAAGGATGTCCATCTTGGACTTTCCACCTTTCTTACCGAATCGAGAAAGGTATTTAATAGCATTAGAACGACAGAATGGTTCTGCGTCACCAATACTCTCAATCAAATCCAGGGTCTGGGTCTTAGAGTCCTGGGAAGTATAGTGAGAACGATATGTTCCCGACAGGTAATCACGAACTTCTTTCAGTACGATGTCTTCTTCATACTTCCAGAAGTGAGATGCATCCAAATTAATTTGCGGGATGCCAGAAAGGTCTAGATCAAAGTCTGCGTTACCCTCAGTCGCCATTGGTCAATTCCTCCATTTTACTAAAATTTTTCACTTTATCGAATTTGAGAACACGGTCAAACTTTTCAACCATGTGCTCTCGGTGCGAGATAATAAACAGATTGAGGTCGTTGGTAAAGTTTCTCAAGATATATGATAACTCATCAGTGCCTGTGCTGTCAAGTGAACTGTCAAAGATCTCATCAAGGATAAGGAGATTGGTGTCAACACTGTTCTTCAGTTTTGCAACTGACCTCCAGGTTAGCATAAGAGCGATGTCAATGCGAGACTTCTCACCCTCAGAGAATGATGAGTAACTGAAATCATCCCTATAACGAGACTTAATAGTTTCCTCAAAACTCTCACTCAGCGTGAAGTTCACAAAGAAATCCATCTGCTGTAGATACTGGTTGATGAGTTTGTTCATTACTGGCAGGTATCGTTTGATAATCCTGGTCTTGATACCAGTGTCCTTCAGCAGGTTAGCAGCAACGTTGAAGTAATCTTTAGTTTCCTTGTGTAGGAATAGGGTCTGCTCATGCTTTACTTTTTGCTCTTGTAGTTCACTTAACTGCTCCTGTTCTTTACTAGAATTGTTCTTACTATCAATGATAGAACCGATCTCATTCTCAAGATCTTTAATCTGACGATTGATATGATTAATGATTCCATTGTTCTTATCAATGGCAGAATAATTATCTCTGATATCATTAGAGATTTCTTTATACTCATTGATCTGCGTCTTTACATCACTAATTTGTTCGTCAAGAACACCCCATGCTTTTTCTGTTTCTGAGATAGACTTCTTATTTTTATTTACCTTACTTTGCTTGAAGTCGGAGTCTAATGTTTGCTTACATGTAGGGCAAGTGTCATTGTTAGTATAAAATAAGAGTTCTTTATTTAAGTTAGAAAGTTTTGTCTTAAACTTTATCTTAAACTCTTTTAAACTATCATACTTTTTAGAGAGTTTATCACCGTCAAATAAATCACTCTTTCTAGTTTCAATATACTCTGTGATTTTGTGATTCTGTGATGTGATATCTTCACTTTGAGATAGTAACTTACCAATCTTATCGCGCTTATGCTTAATAAGATTGTCACTCTGTGTTTCGAGTTCTCTAATCAGATCTTCCTGCGACTCAATGCGATGCTTTACCAACTCAAGATCTTTGTCTTTGAAACGAATGTCATCATTGACCTGTTTCATTCGGTCCTTGAGATTGGAATTCATCGTAGAGAATACCTGAATATCCAGAAGATCTTCAATGATGTCCCGACGTGATGCCAGAGGCAACTGCATAAATGGAACGAACGTAGAAGATCCCAGAACAACAATCTGCGTGAATGACTTATAGTTCAGTTTGAGGATTGTTTGCTCTAGGGTCTTTTGCTGATCTGCTGCAGCAGCATCCTGATTCATCATCTCACCATCAACATAAACCTCAAACTTATTGGGTTTCATGCCACGAATAATCTTATAGGATTTTTTCCCAACAGAAAACTCAACTTCAACACAGCAATCTTTGCCATTGATAGTGTTGACAAGTTGAGGTTTGTTGATCTTACGAAAAGGTTTGTTAAACAGAACAAATGTAAGGGCATCTAAAATTGTACTCTTACCAGCACCATTCTTGCCAATGATTACATTGTTACCATGTGAATTAAGTTTAATTTCTGTAAAGTTATTACCACTAGATAAAAAGTTTTTATAACGAATGGTTTCAAAGATAATCATGTGTAATCATGTGATGGTGGGATCATTAGTTCATCGGGTTCTACAATAGTGTAATTATACCCTGTGCTCTCGCACATATCAATCATTGCTTCTGGGTCAACCTCAACTGTAGTCATTGGCGGAAAATCATCTGCCTCAAGGAGTCCAGCAAATCTTTCAGCATCTTCTACCTCAAGAAATAATAATAGAGTTCTGTTATTTTCAGCATCCTGAATTGCATATGCTCCTTCATTCTCCTTCCCATTTAAGCACAGTATGAACATTATACCACCTCTAGTGCCTCGACGTAAAGAGACTTCATAATCTCCTTTAACTTATGACTATCTAGGTTGGTATTAAGTTCGTCAACATACTTCTCCAAAATAGTAAGAGTGTCTTCATGTTCTAATTCCATATCAACATCCTCATCATTCTCTGTAGAGAAGTCCTCAATGATCTTAAGATCCAACACAACATCTTGCAGACCATTGACAATGTAATCAAACATAGTGTAGTCTGTTTTGTTTTCTACAACTAGTTTGACAACAGTATCCTTATAGTCATCAAAGTCTAGAGTGCAATACTCATTCTTAGTATCATCATAGAAGATCTTCTGGAACATCTCGTATGGATTCTTGATCCAGTCTAACTTCAGAGTCTCTGTGTCCCAGATATGGAATCCACGTTTGTCGGCATAGTCATTCCAGTACATCTGATAAGGATTACCAAGATATTGAAAGTTGCCCTTCTTACTCTTAGTGTGATAGTGACCTGACATCACCAACTCAAACTTAGAGAACTCAGATGTTTGTCTGCCATGATTAGCAGTGTATGTAGGATTAGTCTTGAATCCTTCCATCTCTAGGTGTCCAAGAACAACCTCAGCGTCTGTTTCTTTCAGAAGGTTTACTGTTTGTTCTTCATTCTGATCGCAGATCCAAGGAAGATAAACCATCTTACGACCACCAACAGTAACCTCAGAAGGTCCAGTGTAGACACGGAGGTTATCATATTCCTGCAGCAAACACTCCAGAGAATTAATCTCCAGAGTGTTCTTATAGAATGAATCGTGATTACCGACCATCATGTCAACTGTAACACCCATGTCCTGCAAAGGATTGAAGATATTCTTCCGTGCCCAGTCAAGACTCCAGAAATCAATGTTACGACGAATATCAAACACATCACCCAGGTGGATGACATGCTTAATTTTTTTCTTCTTTAATGTAGGGAAGAATACTTCGTTGTAGAACCTCAGGAAATAATCATGATAATCTTGATTGCCTTTTTTGAATCCATAATGTGTGTCAGTAATCAGGGCAATTTTCATTTTCTAGTTTTCTGCTCAATGTTCTGTTTGATTCCGTTATAGTCAGCGGAGGAGAAGTTCAGTTCGTTCTTATCAGCGTAAAGGACTTCATCGTATCCAGAACGTTCAAGAATTTTGCTCTTAATTTCTAATTGCTTCTTTTCCTTTTGGATTCTTCTCAAGAATGCATAGTAAATGATCTGAGTAAAGTATGCAAATGGGTTGCCACGATCAGGATCAAAGTTGTCAATGTACTGAACGCAGTTCTCAATACCATCACTGATCATGTCCTCACGGAAAGGATAGTTGATGAAGTTAGGACGGTAGGACAGATGCTGTGCAATCTTCAAGAAGCACTCACCGATATAATTAGGTATTCTAGGACGAGGTGCTTCCTCTGTCAAGGCATCTTGCACACTTTTTTTGTACTCAGACAGTGCTGCTAGAAACTCTTTATTGTCTACATAATGCTCTGGTTTCTTTTTGGATCTCATTTTGATTCATCTTCCTAGGATAATTGTACTTATATTATAACATATTATTTAAATGTCAATCCCTTTACATGACACTTTATATTTCCTGAGATGGTAGA